ATACCTTCCGCTCGCTCCCATGCTGATCTCCGGCGAGGACTACGCGCGAAGCTACGTCGAGGAATACCTCGGCGACCTCTTCTCGCTGGAGGGGCTGTCGAAGTCCCTCGTGTTCGGCGCCGCCATCGCGGCGAAGATCGTCCATCTGGTCTCGCCCAACTCGGTCACATCGGCTGACGATCTGAACGAGGCAGAGTCCGGCGACTACATCGTCGGGAAGAAAGACGACGTCACAACGCTCCAACTGGAGAAGTACGCCGACTTCAACTTCGTGACGCAGCAGGCATCCACTCTGGAGCGCAGGCTCGGCCTCGCGTTCCTGATGAACTCCTCCGTGCAGCGCGACGGCGAGCGAGTCACTGCCGAAGAGATTCGGTACATGGCTGGCGAGCTAGAGCAATCGCTCGGCGGCATCTACACGTCTCTCGCACAGTCCTTCCAGAAGCCCCTTGTGGTGAAGCGCATGGCGCGCCTCCAGAAGCAAGGGAAGCTCCCGCCGCTCCCCGAGGGTGCCGTCAAGGTCACCATCACGACCGGCGTGGAAGGTCTCGGCCGCAACGCCGACCTCCAGAAGCTCGACATTCTCTTCAAAGACGTGTCTCAGCTCGGCGACACTGGCTTGCAGTATCTCAACTTCAGCGACTACCTGAAGCGTCGTGCGGCGTCCCTTGGCATTGACGCCAAGGGTCTCGTCTACACGGACGAGGAGATCGCTGAGAAGCAGCAGCAAGCTCAGATGGCGCAGATGCGGCAGGATGTTGCGCCCATCGCGGCCCAGGCCGCATTGACGCAGGAGTAAGCATGGCGAATGCCAAGGCACTACGGTTCGGGAAGCCCGCCAAGGCTCCCGAGCCGGTCGTTCAGAAATCCCCGGTGTCCACGGAACGTGAACAGCCGGTCGCAAGTGAACAACCCGCTGCCGATCCCCGTGGGGAACCCTACACGGTCGGTGGCATTACTGTCTGGCGCCGCAAGCGCAAGAACTGAGGAGAGACCCCTAATGACTGACGCAGTGACCTTCAGCACCGGCCCCGCGCCGACTGCTCCCGCAGCACCCGCCCCGGCTCCGGCTCCCGCACCGGCCCCCGCACCGGCCCCCACCACGCCCCCGAGCGCGCCCGAAGTACCCGCGAAGTTCAAGAACGCGGACGGTTCGGTCAACCTCGCGGCACTGGTGTCGAGCTACGGTGAACTCGAGCGGCGCTTCAGCCAGCCGCCCCAACAGCCCGCGATCCCGCCGCAACCCGGCCCCGGACTCACGGACCCGAACGGCGCACCGCAGCAGCCCCCGACCGGGCTGGATATGCGCGCCATCGCGGCCGACTTCCAGCAGAACGGCGGCCAACTGAGCGAGCGCGCGTACGCCTATGCGGCGCAACGTGGCGTCGACCGTGGCACCTTGGACAGCATCGTTGCTGGACAGAAGGCGCTCGCGGAGAAGAAGCAGGAGTCTGTGTACACGAAGGTCGGCGGCGAGCAGCAGTACCGCACGATGCAGCAGTGGGCGAGCGCGAACTTCTCCGCAGAGGAGAAGATGGCGTACACCCGCATCATGGCGCAGGGCAGCCCCGCCGAGATCAACATGGCGGTAGACGCGCTCAAGGCGCGCTACGTGGCGGCCAATGGCAACGGCGGGACACCACTGGAGGGCCATGGCGCCTCCGGCGTGACCGGCTTTGCCAGCACTGCGGAGATGACCCAAGCGATGCGCGATCCGCGCTACGCGAAAGACCCGGCGTACCGCCAGGAGGTCGCCAACAAGGTCGCAGCAATGCAGGGCGCGAGAACCTTCACGCGCTAACAGGATTCGGCTGTCCTCCTCCAGCCGTTCCGCTCTTGTCCCGTAGCGGCGAAACACGGGGCACCCCCTCAATCGGAGTTAGCACATGACCACCCTCTACACGTTCGACATTCAAGGCCAGACCACGTCCTCGGTCGCCATCGGCACCCTGACCGACGTCACCATCGACAGCGAAGGCTTCTTCAACTTCACCGACAGCGAGAGCCGCAAGCAGCGCATCAAGATCGAAGGCGCGTTTGGGAAGCTGGTCAAGGAACTCTACACGGGCGCCAGCGGCCTCGACGCCGGTAGCGCGGGCGTGCAGGGCCATCGCGTGTTCGGCATCCCTGTGCTGACTCAGTAAGGAATCTTGCACCCCCCTGCGGCCGCAGCACGGGTGAAGAACGTCTCCGGCGCGTCAGCCCGGCTATTAGTCCCTGAAACGTGCACCCCTTCGGGTGGGCATCAAGACACGACCCGAGGCGACTCGGGTTAGCGTTTCCGTAGTGTAACGGCAGCATCTCTGCCTCCAAAGCAGAGGGTCGCGGTTCAAATCCGTGCGGATTCGCCAACCCGAGTGGCTTCCCGCGTCGCGCGTGCGCGAACGCACCACTCACTTTCCCCTAGCAAGCAACGTAGCACCTTGGCCCTCTGCGGAGGACAACCCTGCGATGTGAAGTAGCGAGCGTGGTGGAGAACCTTCTTCTCCCATCAATCCACACTCTGAAAGACAACCAATGGCAAACGCAACTGCCCTGCGGTTTGGTGACGTCAACGCTGGCGGCTCCGATCCGACACAATTGTTCCTCAAGGTCTTCGGCGGCGAAGTTCTGACCGCGTTCGAGACCGCCGTCGTCACGATGGCCCGCCACTTCGTCCGCACCATCGCGTCGGGCAAGTCGGCCCAGTTCCCCGCCACCGGCAAGATCACCGCCGCCTACCACACGGTCGGCGCCGAGATCAACGGCCAAGCGGGTAACACCAACGAGAAGGTCATCACCATCGACGACCTCCTGATCGCCGACGTGTTCCTCGCGAACATCGACGAAGCGATGACCCACTACGACGTGCGCGGCATCTACTCGACCGAAGCTGGTCGCGCGCTCGCGTACAAGTTCGACCAGAACGTGCTCCAGTGTATGGTGCTCGCGGCCCGCGCCGCTGCGCTCATCACGGGCGGCAACGACGGCACCGAGTTCACCTCGGCGACGACCCTCTACAAGACCTCCGCAAGCGACCTCGCGGCTGGCATCTACGCGGCGGCGCAACAGTTCGACGAGGACGACGTTCCCTCCGAGAGCCGTGCCTGCTTCGTCAAGCCCGCCCAATACTACCTGCTCGCGCAGGCGGTGAACCTCATCAACAAGGATTGGGGTGGCATGGGTTCGTACGCGGACGGCAAGATCGTCAAGATCGCCGACGTGGAGATCGTCAAGACCAACAACCTGCCGACGACCAACATCGCGACGGGTCCGGCTGCCTACCAGGGCGACTTCACCAAGACAGCGGCGGTCATCACGACCCCGATGGCTGCGGCGACCGTCAAGCTGATGGACCTCGCGGTCGAGTCCGAGTACGACATTCGGCGTCAAGGCACGCTGATCGTCGCGAAGTACGCGGTGGGCCACGGCTACCTGCGTCCTGACTGCGCGGTCGAACTCAAGACCACGAGCTGATCCCTCGTTCTCCTCTACCCACGCCGGGTGGGCCTAATAGCTCACTCGGCGTTTTTTTCGGGAACCCACATGGCTTACTCTGAAACCCGCAGCATCAGCATCAAGAAACGCGCGAACGAAGACAAGACGCTCACGACGAGTGGCGTCGGCACCGGCTACATCGTGGTCGGCGTACCGGCAGGCGTCACCGCAGTCACCGCGCAAACCATCGAAGGCGTGTCGGCGAACCTCACCGCGACCCTCGATGCCTCCAACTTCACCGTGACTCTGTGGGCGACCGCAGGCACCTTCGCTGTCTCCAAGGACGACGTGATTGTCCTCACGCTCACCCAACAAAAGCAGTACGGCCTCGAAAAGGCGTACGGCGTCGACCACACGGTAACCCACCCGTAATCCCATGGAACTCACCCGCACTTCAGAACTGGATGCTGTGAACATCATCCTGTCCATCATGGGCGAAAGCCCGGTGGACACGCTCGACGTGTCGGGCAACGTGAACGTCGACCGCGCTCAAGCGTTTCTCCGGGAGTTCTCCCGCGAGATTCAGGAGCGCGGCTGGCACTTCAACACGGACGAGGACTACGCGATGGCGCGCGACGTGGACACCAAGATTCCGGTGCCCTCCAACGTGCTGCACATCACGACCTCCGGCTCCCACAAGTACACGTACAACGTGGTCGAGCGCGGCGGATACCTCTACGACGTGAAGGATCAGACGTTCCTGTTCGACGAGGCGCTCGACTGCCGAGTCGTGTGGTTCTTGGACTTCACCGACATCCCGGAAGCGGCCCGGCGCTACATCACGATCATCGCGGCTCGCGCCGCGCAGGAACGGATGCTCGGCTCGGAAGCCCTCCACAAGTTCACCGCCGATGACGAGGGCCGCGCCCTCACGTCGCTGCAACGCTCCGAGCTACGCCTGCGGAAGTCCCGCAGCACGACCGGCTCGTGGACCGTGTACTCCACCCTTCGCAACCGAGTGATCTAATGTCCTTCATCAGCAAATCCATCCCGTCGCTGTTCGGCGGCGTGTCGCAGCAACCGGCCCCGCTTCGCGGCCCGAGCCAGTGCGAAGCGTCGACGAATGCGTACCCGTCGATCTCGGTGGGTTTGCGGAAGCGTCCGCCGACGAAGCATCTGGCGGATCTGCGGGCATCGACCGCGACCGATGCGTTCATCGCGGTCTACAACTACTCGAACGCGGACAAGTACGTCATCCTACTGCTCGACGGCAGCATCGAGGTCTACCACTCGGACGGCACGCTCTGTACCGTCACGGCGACCGACCGCACCGCGTGGGCTGCCAACACGGCCTACTCGCTGAACGACGTGCGGATGCCCACCACGCCGAATGGGTTCGCCTATCGGTGTACCGTGGCCGGCACGTCGCACGCCTCTAACGAGCCGACGTGGCCCACCACGCTCGGCAACACGGTGGTCGACAACACAGCCACCTGGACGTGCATCCCGGACTACCTGTCCTGCGACACGCCCCGGAGCGACTTCGCCACCGCAGTCTTCGGCGACACCGTCATCATCGCGAACAAGACGGTCACGACCGCCATGCGGGCGGACACGTCTGGCGGCTCGCTGAACTCGACGGTACAGACCTTCTCGGCGCTCCCGGCCCACGCGGCCGGAAAGCTCTGCAAGATCGAAGGCGACAACACGAACACCTTCGCGTCCTACTACGTGGTGTCTGACGGCACGACGTGGACCGAGACACTCGCCCCCGGCGAGGTCTACAAGATGGACGAGGCGACCCTGCCGCACGCGCTGACGCGCACCGGCACCTACACCTTCACGCTCGACAACTCGACGTGGAGCGCGCGGGCGGTCGGTAACACGACCACGGTCTCCAACCCGAGCTTCATCGGGAAGAAGATCAACGACGTGTTCCTGCACCGGAACCGTCTCGGCATGATCGCGGGCGAGTTCATCGTCCTGTCGCGCTCGGCCGACCACTACAACCTGTACCCGCAGTCGGCGACCACGGTACTCGACAACGACCCCATTGACCTGACCACGTCGGGCACCAAGAAGGTCGTCCTCCAGTACGCGATTCCGTTCAACACGGCGCTCCTGCTGTTCTCGGACCAGACGCAGTACCAGTTCTCCGGTGGCGACACGCTGTCGCCCCGGTCGGCCCGGATCGACCCGATCACTGAGTTCGAGTCGGACACCGCGTGCCGCCCGGTACCCCTCGGCCAGGAAGTCTTCTTCGCCGTGAGCCGGGGCACCAGCACCGCGATTCGGAACTACTTCATCGACACCGAGGCGCTGACCAACGATGCGTCGGACGTCTCGGCGCACGTCCCGAGCTACATCCCGGACAACGTCTTCAAGCTGACCGCTTCGACGACCGAGGACTTGCTGTTCGCGTTCTCGCTCGACGAGCGCAACGCGATCTACTGCTACAAGTTCTACTGGCAGGAAGACAAGAAGGTGCAGGCGGCGTGGCAGAAGTTCGAGCTATCCGACATCGACACGATCCTTGGCGGCGAGTTCATCAACAACATCTGCTACCTCGTGATCCAGCGCGCCGACGGCGTGTATCTGGAGACGCTGGATATGCAGCCGGTGAACACCGACGATGACGTCGGCTACCTCGTGTCTCTCGACCGGCGCACGTCGCTGACCGGAGTCTACGACGCGGCCAACGACTACACGACGTGGACCCTGCCGTACAGCGACGCCGGGACGTTCCAAGTGGTGCTGCCCGAAGACTTCTCCGGCCGTAAGGGCGAAGTCTTCACCTGCACGCGCCCGGCGAACACCACGGCGCGCGTCAATGGCGACCTGTCGGCCCACCCGGTCTACATCGGGCGCCAGTACGAGATGCGCTACCGGATGTCCGAGATTCACTACAAGGATCAGGCCGGTCTCCCGGTCATCGGCGGTAAGCTCCAACTGCGCCGCATTGCCCTCAACTACTCCGAGTCGGGCTACTTCAAGGTCGAAGTCACGCCGCTCGCATCCACCACGACGTACTCGTACGTCTTCAACGGGATGCTGCTCGGCACATCCTACCTCCTCATCGGCACCCCGTCGCTCGCCTCGGGCACCTTCCGGTTCCCCGTGTTCAGCAACAACATCGGTCTGGTGGTGGAAGTGGTCAACGATTCCCCGATGCCCTCGAACCTTCAGAGCGCGGAGTGGGAAGGCGAATTCACTCTGAAGTCACGACGTCAAGGCTAACCATGTCCCTCTTCGATTTTTCTTTCGGCTCACTCGGGCTTGACAGCTTCGACGACTTCTTCTCGTCGGTGAGCAAGTATATGCCGGTGCTCGACCTGGGCGCCAAGGTGATCGGCGGCATCGCCGACTACTCCTCCAAGAAGAAGCAGGCCGACCGCATGACCTCCGCGATCTCCCGCGCGGAGAGCGAGAATGCGGCGGCCATTGCCGAGCGCGCGGCCCAGGTCTCTTCCCGCAGCAAGCAGGAGCAGAACGTCCGCGCCCGCGCAGCGA